GCGCTTGAAGCTACAAACGGTCGTGCATTGATACTGACGCCGTTGGCAGTTGCACAACAGACACGAAAGCGAGCCGACCGATGGGGGTATGAAGCAAGAGTTATCCGCGACCAGTCCGAAGCTGGACCAGGAATCAACATCTGCAATTATGATCGGCTTGAACGAATTAACCCGGAATACTATGGGGCGGTATCTCTTGATGAAGCGTCTATTCTCAAGAGCTTTACCGGAAAGACAACGCGCGCTCTTATTTCTGCATTTAAGGGATGCAGATTTAAGTTAGTAGCCACCGCAACTCCCGCACCGAACGATCATGTTGAGCTTGGAAATTACGCTGAATATCTTGAAATTATGGCGACAAATGAAATGTTGTCGCGGTGGTTTATCAACGATACATCTACCGCATCCCATGAGTGGAGATTAAAAGGTCATGCCGATCATGACTTTTGGGATTGGATGGCTTCGTGGGCTAGGATGGCAGAAAAACCATCGGACCTTGGAGATCCTGACAATGATGCTCGATTTACTCTTCCTCTCATGCATACTCGGCAACACCGATCAAAATTTACTGAGATAAAAGGGCTTTCGGATGGATTATTTGCTGACGTGGCTATGTCAGCAACAAGTATGCACGATGTGAAACGCCAAACGAGTGCTGCCCGAGCCGATACGGTTGCGGAAATTGTGGCGCGCGAGCCGAACGAGCCGCGCATCCTGTGGTGCGATACCGATTACGAGGCAGATGCACTTAAATCTGCAATCAAGAGCGCGAAGGACGTTCGCGGGTCTATGTCTATTGACGAAAAGGAAGAACGCCTAGCGGCATTTGAAAGTGGCCAGATCACTCAACTCATTGCCAAGCCGTCTATGTGCGGGTATGGCCTGGATTGGTCGCATTGCGCGCGTATGGCATTTGTCGGGAGGTCGTATTCGTATGAAACATATTACCAAGCTGTCCGCCGATGCTGGCGATTCGGTCAAAAGCGAGAAGTCAAAGTTGATATTGTGGTGGCAGAAGGAGAGGAAACTATTGGGCGGGCTATAGATAGAAAATCTGCCGACCACGGGGCGATGAAAATTGCTATGCGTAAGGCTATGTCGAGAGCTACGGTGACTAAGAAAGAAACGAAGGTTGCATACAATCCAATTTTTACAGGGAGACTTCCAGAATGGTTGGAAAAGTAAAGTGCTTAGGCGAAAATCACGGCAAGAATTTTACTCTATATAATGGCGATTGTGTTGACGTTCTTTCTCAATTGCCGAACGAGTGCATAGACTTCTCAATCTATAGCCCTCCGTTCGGAAACATGTTTGTTTATTCCGAAAGCGCCGCCGACATGGGTAACTCGACGGATGATGAATTCACCAAGCACTACGGGTTTTTGATCCGCGAAAAATTCCGCCTCACGAAGCCGGGGCGCATCACTGCGGTGCATTGTTCTGACTTACCTATGACCAAGTGGCGTGACGGTGCAATCGGCATCAAGGACTTTTCTGGTGACATCATCCGCGCCCATGAGGCCGCAGGGTGGATATTGCATTCTCGCCGCACAATCTGGAAATGCCCCGTTACAGAAATGACGCGCACGAAGCACGTCGGCCTGCTCTACAAGCAATTGCGTAAGGACAGCGCAAAGTCACGCGGCGGAATGCCGGACTATCTCCTGACGTTTATGAAGCCCGGAGAAAACGCATCGCCAATCGAACATACGCCGGAAAACTTCCCGCTTGACCAATGGCAGGAATGGGCGTCACCTGTATGGATGACGGTAGATCAGTCTAAGGTGCTTAACGTAAGAATGGCAAAAGAACAGAGCGATGAGCGCCATTTATGCCCGCTACAACTCGATGTTATTGAACGCGGTTTGATTATGTGGAGTAACCCTGGAGATGTGGTTTTGTCACCATTTGCCGGGATAGGTTCCGAAGGTGTAATGTCAATCAAGCATATGAGAAAGTTTATCGGCGTTGAACTAAAAGAATCTTATTGGAAACAGGCTTGCAGATATATAGAAGCCCAAGACCGGCAAGAAGATTTATTTGAAAGCGAAATTTCATAACCATGACCCGCCGCCGCTTTTCAAACCGCCGCCAGACCGAATCCTTCAAATTCGAGCACAATGGTATTGCGTATCGCGCTTCGGTGTCGCGGTTTGAAGATGGTGAGATTGGAGAATTGTTTCTTAATGCAGGAAAAATTGGATGCGCCGCCGATATTGTTGCGCATGATGCGGCGGTGATCTTTTCAATCGCCCGGCAATACGGTGTTCCGTTGCAGACGATAAAAGACGCGCTTGCCAAACTTCCCGACTGTACACCGGCAGGGCCTATTGGCGTAGCGCTGGAATTGGCGGATAGGAAATAACCATGCAGCCCAAAACTGACGTTGAAGAATTGGCATCTGCCATATCCGAGTTTGAGGCGCTTCTTCCAGGATGGTGGTTTACGATAGGCACATGCAGCATATCTAGCGACGCCAGTTGTGGACCTGATATAGCTGGGCCTGATAGTGACCTTCTAAAACTAAACTTATTTGATGTGGGTTTTCATTGTGACGGCGCCAAAGGAAGTATGGCTTCGTCCTTGAAAGAAGTTATGAAGGACGCCCTTGCTGCAAGGCGGGTCGCCCGCAAGAAATACAAAAAATGACCGACACTCAAGCCATCCTCGCCTTTGAAATGCGCCGCCAAGGCGCGAACAGCAACGCCATCGCCTTTGCAATTGGCGATCATAACGAGACGGTTCATTGCTTTTTTAGGGATCGACACAAATCAAATCCGTACAGAAAAACCATGGTGTTCCGCGTTCCCGATGGATGGACGCAGGCCAACATTGTGGCAGCGGCGACGCGACTTTTGGAGGGTGCGTGATGCGAGTAACCATGAAGCGTATAGAATACATCGTTGCAAAGTATAACGGTATAAGCATTAAAGAAATTAGATTAGACGTTCGCGATAGACGATTTGCGCGTCCCCGTCAAATATCAATGTCATTGTGTCGAGAATTGACGAAGCACTCTCTTTCGGAAGTCGGAACCTATTTCAACAACCGGCATCATACCACCGTTTTAGCAGCATCGCGCCAAATTCGTAAGCTATGTCTAGCAAGCGACAGTTTCAATCTTCAGTACGAAATTCAAAAGCAACTTGTCTTGAGTGAAAAAATTAAGTTTGAGGAGAAAAATCCGATGATGGAAAAGGCTCGCGTAGGCGCGACGGATATTATTTATCTCATGCAATCTAGCGGACTAACAAATTTTACTTATCAAAATCTTGAACGTATGGTGAGAAAATACGCCCAAGAGCGGTTTCTGATTTCTGACGTGCGCCGATTACGTGATAGACTTGAAGAAATGACGGCATCCGGCGCAATCAAACTCAGGACGATTGAAGGCCATAAATTTTACTACCTTCCCCAATCCATGAGGGTTGAACCAGCGCCCGATCATGATGATACCCCCGATGAGCTTAAGCAGGCCGAGGAGAAGTGGACAGCGGCATTCTTGCGGGAGCCGGGGAGATTTACCAGCCTCAAATTGAAGCCGTCAGCGCCACCTGAGCGGCCTACACGCGAGCCGGAGCGGACGTGCGGAATATCGACAATTTACGACGAAGTGTGATTTCATGTTGCGTTTTTCCCACGCCGTAGTTAGGGTGGGGGGCCTGCAAGAGCAGGGCGCTGGGGTAGCTCCCCGGCGCGCCGTCAGAGCATGAGATTGCGTCCATTCACGCTCCGCATCCGTCATCTGACGGCCACATATTCTAGCGTGAGGCGAAATTGCCCAAAAAAGTCATATGGTACTCCCACTATATCGACGATTACGACCGGGATACCTCAGACCTCGATATGCTCCAGCATGGGGCGTATCGCCTACTCATGGATCATTACTATCGCACTAGGGGTATCGGGTTTAGGTTCGTAAATTATGCAAATGCACCTGCAAATGCACCTGCAAATGCACCTGCAAATGCACCTGCAAATGCAGGTACAATTGCACATCGTTTGCAGATCGTTTGCAGGGCCATTTCACCGGATACACAAGCCGCTGTTCTGTTCGTTCTTAATAAATACTTTACGTTAGGTGAAGAAGGTTATTCACTCAAGCGCGCAGACCAAGAGCTTGAAAAGATGGATAGAATTAGCGAAAAACGGTCAAAAGCAGCGTCACAAAGACATGCAAATGCACCTGCAATTGATGGTGCAATTGATGGTGCAATTGATGGTGCAATTGCACCCCACAGTTCACAGTTCACAATACACAATAAAGAAATAGAAACCTCACTACGTTCGGTTTCTCCCGCACCTGCGGTGCTGAGTGAGAAATCGAACCTGCCGGAAATCCCTGATAGTACCCCCCCGAAGAAAAAACCGAAAGCCGGCGTGTCCGAAGGCTTCGAGGAATTTTGGCAGGCTTATCCAAAGCGGATAGGGCGCATCGACGCCGAGAAAGCCTACAGGGCCATTCTCTCGCGGGCCTCGCCGGAGGCCATTCTTGCCGGCGCGCGCCGCTATGCGACCGCCGAAATAGGTAAAGACCGGCAATATGTGGCCCATCCAGGAACATGGCTTCGGGCAGGCCGATGGGAAGATGAACCTCAACCAATCGAGAGTTACAATGGCAAAAACGGAAATTACCCAAACGGGCAGCGGGGCGGTGCAAGTACAGCCCACCAAAACTTCTTTGCGGGAGCGGCTATCTTCGCTGGCTTGGACAGCGACGGAAACGAGAATCCGCTTGACGCCGGAAACCATGCGCTCACGGCTCCTGGCGGTAGCGGACGAACAGACAGTGACGGCGGAGATTGAGGCGATTATTGCCGGTCCTGCTAAGGCGACACACCGGGATTTTTCGCGGGAACTTTCGCATCTAGCCCTGCATTTCTGGAGGCCGGATTTTACCCCGGCTCAAGCCGCCATCCTGATTTCGGACTTCGCCCACGATTTAGACGGGGTAACGCCGGAAGAATTGGCCGGAGCCTGCGAGGAATGGCGGAGGGATGCTAAGTCGAAATTCTTCCCCACATCGGGCCAATTACGGGCGCTGGTGGCTGACAAGCTTCACGGGCGCTCAAGGGTGCAGGAAGGCGGAATGCGTCTCCTAGAGGCTCTCAAGGCATCTGGGGGTGCGGCTGAGAGCGGCCCCGCGCTCCGCGAGCATCTAGGTGAAGTAAGGATGGAGGTAGGAAAGTGAACTTCAACTTCGGCGCACCGTGGTCTGACGCTATGCTGGAACATGCCATTGCCCTAAACGACCAAGGGCTGACGGCTTCGCAGATCGGGAAGGAAATTGGA